CTGCAAGTGCAGCTTCGTTCTTACCATAACCAAGATAGTGCCACGATAAACTATTAAGATCATATCTAAATCTATTTTCATCTGTTAACGCTGATGCAATCATGGTGCAGGCTATGTCACCGTTTATTTTTAAACCAAGAGCTCGTAACCAACATACATCGTATATTGCATTGTGAAATACTTTTGTTGATGGTGCCTCTAAAATATCTTTGAGCCAAGACATAACTCGTTTTCGATCCATGTTACCACCACCTTCATGAGCGATTGGAAAATATCCTTTGTAGTGTTTTGTTGCAACAGCGATACCAATGACGTCACCATTACCGATAACAGATCCAGATCCTTTCTTTAACAAGTCTGGATCTTTTGTTTCTAGGTCAATTGCAATCTCGTCAACCTGGCGTAGGTCAGGAAACTCCGTGGGTTTTACCCACTCTGTTTGTGCTTCAAACTTAGGAATTTTCACTATAATCCCTTTCAATAATCATTTCTAAGAAATGTATCGCCTTCAATATATCTTCCTTCCCGTTCTTGTCTTGATGACGGATTATGTATTTTATAGCACAACCTTCAGGATATAGCAATTTATTCTCAACTACAAACTTGCTGGGCTGTATTTTATATTTTTGATAATGAGATCCTCCGTGTTGTTTATCCCAAACTTTCGATGTCATATCCCCTGTCCTCCTTTTTTGCTGCTAGTATGTAAAGATTTTGTTTTGTTCTAGTTACACCTACATACCAAACTCTATTTTCTTCATCTGCTTTGTCATCATTTTTTTCTGCTGACTCTCTAATTGTTTTTGTATTATCTAAAATCAATAATACATTTTCTGCCTCCCCACCTTTTGCCGAGTGTATGGTGGATAATTTAACTCTAGCCTCTTTTGATAATTCTTCTTCGTTTCTTAACATTTCGCGTATGTATAAATTTTCTTCAGGATTAGATTTAAATACTTCGTACCATTCTTCATGTCGAAAATATCCAAACTCATACAAGTCATACATTCTCTCTTCTGATATTTCTGTGTCCTCTTGTAAAAATTCAAATAGATCTCTACACTCTGAAAGAGATAATTTATCGCCGTTGGTCCATCTGGTGTAATTTTTAATAGATGCGTACAATCTTTTTCCATAGCTTTTACGTCCTTTGTATTCGTAGTAGATAGCCATATCTTTTAATATTGGCATAAGTTTGTTCAGTCTATCGTTGTACCTGGCTAATACTAACCATCTTCCGGTATGTAATGGAACATCCTCGATAGAGGTTATGTGATGAACAGACCCCATGTCTGGTCTAGGTGACCATTGTTTTTTTATCCTTCTTTCATCCGGTATACGATTTAAAATTTGATCGGCTATGTGTTGCACCATGCTCGGCACTCGGTAAGATTGTGGCAAAATAATGTTTTTCTTTGCTGTAATGTTTTGAAACATTTTAACATCTGCACCTGCCCAACCATAAATTGCTTGGTCATCATCGCCTGCTAAGATTACGTATTTACTATTTTTTATTATTTCTTTACACATTTTCCATTGTATTGGAGATAGATCTTGAGCTTCATCTATAAAAGCTATGTCTAATTTCGGACACATTTCTGACACAATAAATTTTTCAATCATGTCAGTAAAATCTACCAGCTTAAAAGAGTCTTTATAATTAATAAGTTCTGTTTGGAGTATGGATAATAATCGTTTATCCAATGTCTCTGAATACATGCCTGTATTATATTCGTCTTCAACAGATATTTCTTTTATCCTCGCTGCATTTATTAAATTAAAATATTCACTATCAGAATCTACAAACCCAGTTTTTTCTTGACCCTCAGAGTAGACCGTAACTTCAATACCTAATTTTCTACCTATATCTTCATAGTGCTCATCCTGCATAACCTCAGATTTTTTTAATCCTAATCTGGTAAAAGCTAGAGAGTGTAGGGTTCTAAAATATTTTAGATCTTTTCTATTGTATCTTGGATATTGTTCTAACATCCTGTCGATAGCTTCTTCTGCAGCTTTCTTAGTAAAAGCAAAATATCCTATCTTATCTATTGGTGTGCCTAATTTTAAAAATGTTTTTACGTATTTTAAAAGTTTAGTTGTCTTCCCTGTTCCTGGAGGTCCAAATAATTTTCTACTAATCACATTATCTCCGTCTTATGTTTTAGTGGTTTATGATTGATTGGTATCTCTTCAAAAGATTTTACGTTAATCTGCACTACATTTTTTACAGACGCATTGTATTTGCCTTTCTCTTTTGTAGGAAATCTTTTTTGTTCTAAAAATTCTATTTCACATTCTCTGTATGCCAGTTCCATAATACGACCTGTTTTTTCTTCTTTGTATTTCCAATCTTTTGCTTTTAATCTCTCAAAAAATTTATCAAATTTAAAAAATGCGTAGTCACCTTCCATCAATACTGATCCAGTTTTGAAAGCTGCATCGTTGGTTGCCTTTGGTCCGTTTATCTTTGCATGTAAAACATCATGTAATTTTTCTTTTGGTGAAGTTCCTATAGGTGGTTGCACCGTTTTTTGTGTAGAGTAAAGAGCATCCATTACTGTTTGCTCTTGATCTCCTTTTATTAGAGGTGGTAAAAAACCCGCAGCTTTTGCTATTGCATTTCTACGTTTACGTTGATCATTTAAATGTTCTATAGATCTACAGTGAACCGTCGCTGTTCCGATGCCATCAGGTTTAGTGACATCAAACTCATACTCTGGTTCTTCAAATATTTCTATCTTTCTTAAATTAGTTAACACAGGATATGCACCTTTGGATCCTGCCAGCACTCCAAATTTTTTCTTAACACAGATACCCTTTTTACAAAAATCACTTATTGGACTTTCATTACAGGTGTATCCTTTTTCTGATCTCTTCCAAGATTTTAATTTAGCACTTAATTTTTTATCATCCCATGCATTAGCATGTGACTCTTCAAAAAATTTTACTGGTGCATTTTTGACCTTGCGTTCCCAGTCATCAGGATACTTCATCTTCACAAATACATGATAATTATACATAAATCGGTCTTTGCCATCAAAACCTTTTTGGTTAGAAACCTTGGAAATGTCTGCAAGACAAGGTGGGCCATCGATTAAATCTTCATCTACACCCCTGTATATTTTTAAATCTATTTCGTTGGTAATAATTTCTAAATCTTTTTTAGACACCAGGTTTGACTCAACAACTTTTAAAAACTGATCTAGCTCAAACTTGGTTCCATCCAGGTTCATGGCTTTTCTTTTATCACCATAGTATGGTAAATTAATAAATTGACCTGGTTTTAAATTACCTGTTTCTTCGTCTCTAGTTAATTCTGTTTGCTTTGGAAATATTTCAGTGTCTTGTTTTAATTTAAATAACGGTAGTAAATTAGTTAAAAAAGATTTTACAATCTTAGCATTTGTAAATGCATCCATGAAAATACATAAATGCAAACCACCGCTTTTAGATTCTATTGGTATGAGAGGAAGATCGTATTGTTGTATTGTATCTATAAAAAATTTTTTATCGAAGTCATCATATTCTTTTGGATCAATATCTATAACTCCAAACTTAACTTCTTTGTTTTCATTACACGGTTGAATACCTATTGACACCTTGCCTTGTAGGTGAGAATTATAAACAGACTCTGTTAACTTCTCAAAGTTCCAACGATAGACTGGTTTTTTCTTACCACTATCGGGATCAATAAAAGCTTCAGGATGATCAAAGTCAGCTAATCCATATGCCGATCTATATCCATCAAAAAATTTTATATATCTAGTATCCATAACTGAGTTACGTGGGCCACCCACTCTCGCTTCCGGCCCACGCTGCGCATACCCCGTAGGGATTAGATAATGCTATCCTTTGACTTTGTTTCAGTCTCACCGTGTTTCGCTTTCACAGCACCTTTTGAGATGCTTTCTGAAAACGATTTAGCTTGACTGTATAAGGATTGATCAGTTATTGGGCCTACCTTACTAACTTCCCAACCAAACCATGTGCCTTTATCGTTTGACATTTGTGTGGTTTTTAGTTTGTAAATGTGGCTGAAAGATGCTGGTGTGAATAACCCTTTTGCTCCTTTCAATCTTATACCATTCATCATCGTATTCCACTTTCTACTAATTTTTAATTGAGTAGATTTCATGGATATCAATGCTGTTGATGGATTATCTCCCGTGATTATGACAAAGTGAGATGCAGTCTTCTCAATATAATTACCGTTTGGTAATCTATCTTTGTAGTTTGCATCCGGTGTTGTCTTGGACATGATATCAGATGAAGAATCATAAATTGCAACTGGTGCACCTAATCCTTCTCCTCTATCTTTCCATTCGATGTACTCAAGTTTATAAAAACATGGAATTACATCTATACCTTTTACTCCATCATGCAGTTCACCTGATACTGAATTAAATATCATACCTGGTTCTGCACCTTCAACATACTTACCATCACGTTTATTAACTTCTGGTGAAAGCTGTCCAAGGATTTTTAGAAAAGGAAGGGCTAGATCTTCTTGACCTATTTGACCCAAACCTTTTGCTGCATCTTCTTCAAACACATTTGCTGGAAGACCTGCAGACTTTTTCTCTGTTACTTGGTTCATGTTTATTTGCTCCTTGTTACTTTGGTTCTGTTTCCTGAGAACACGTT